AATTCGAGACCGCTCGTAGAAACTCCAACTCATTACAAAGCGCCCCACAGTTATAATCATCCGAAGTGACAATTGTACCTTCAGGAACAAAATCCTCAGTCCCGATTATCGCCACGTAATCTGCGTTCTCTTTGTTGATCGCACTGGAAACTGCCCTGTTGAACGTATTTATCATGCTCACGATTTATACTCCAGTCAGTGTAACTGTTCCTATCCGACCAACTTGAGTCGCCGCAATGGTAACGTTCGCAGCCGGAACCGTGAGGTTCACATCCGTTACCCCATAAGCATCCATTATCGCATAGACCAATTCGTTATAGATAATGTCACTTCCAGCTTCCAAGGTATTGATGTACGCTGTAAGCAAGTCAATCACATCGATCTGAAGCTGATCAGTGTCTACACCACTAAGGATTGAAAGCGCTGCCGTAATAGTTTGGGTCACGATACCCGGCTTCTTCACCACGACGTTCACACCTGCCGCTCGATACCCAGGATCATCCTCAGTCCCATCCCCATCGATCACGTCCTGAACCTCAGTTACTTTCGCACTGGAGACTCCTCCACTTGATCCGTCATCAATGTAAAGGTCTACATTAACATTGCCAACAGGTGGAAAAAGTTCGACAATTGATACACTCGTTATTCCAGCAACACTGAGTGCTCCTGCTCTGAGTCCTGCTATGTTTGCTCGTCCAAGCCCCTCGATATAAGCCTGGAACCGATTCTTAAACGCAATGTTGGTCTCCTGATCGACACCTCCCACGGCCGCAGCCGGATTGCTCACCGAGTCAACGCCTGCTACTTGGTCTTCCAGTATAGTAATGGAGGTAGCAGACACGTTGTAAGCCGTCCCGACTTCCTCAGCGACAACCTTCGAAGGATCAGAGTCTGTATCTCCAGCGTCGATGTAAGTCTCTGCACTTAAGATAAACCGGAGCCCAGAAGAAGTCTTCACCCGTGTGCCCTCTGGAATCGTCACTTTTCCATTAGCGGCTGTTCGAGAGAACACAACATTCACTGTGGCTTTTGTCCCGGCTTTTCTTTCGAAGTCAAAAAGTGTCTCCTGGATGTTATCAAGATATCGCCTGAACCCTAAATACGTTGCTACGTAGATTTCCTCCATACTGAGCGAAGCACCCTCGCAAAACGACCGGATTACTGAACCTGGTGACAGGTCCGTAATGTTTGGAGAGTTGGCGACAATCCAGGCCACCATATCTGCAATAATCTGATCAAACGATTTAACTGTATACCCCATAATCTACCTCACATTATCAACGTCACTGGCAACGACTGTTCAATACCGATAATTCCGATATCCATACCGATATGCAGCGTATCTGATCTGAGCAAAACAACCATATTGTCAACCGATTCTACACGCGGGTCTTGTACTACTGTAGCACGAACTGCAAGCTTCAAATACCGGATCGCCATAGTAGTCCCGGCGAACCCGGCTTGAGCGGTTATACCATAGGCCGATTGCTTGATCATACTTCCCAACATAGTATTCAATCTCAGATTGATAGCCTGTTTTACATTCTCAGTTCCACTCACAAGGGCGAAATCACTACTCTCTTGAATAACAAGATCACCATTACCATCTATCAGCATATCAGAACCATAAGGATTCCGGGCCGCATCCTCAGTCAAAATGAATTGTTCTTTGTTTATCCCCTCGGAGGGCTCTACCTGTACAGGTATGAAAATCTCTATCCCAGGCACCAGATCATCATTGCTCCCTATCCCTGAGTTTACCGCTGCGATATACGGCCACAAATCAGTGTCGCCAAGTTCGCTTTGAGCGATCCTCTGAAGAGTGTCATCCCCTTTCACAGTATACACATTCAACCCAGAGAACTCATAGCTTCGAGAATCTACTACTCTAGAAACTGCTGCTGTAGCATCTTCAGGAATTGATACACCATCGTCACCTTCAATAGTTTCGGTTTTTGATTCTTGCAGCCCTTCAGAAATCTGAAAACCATAGATTTTCAATCCCTCGTTCACGGCTGCCCGAAAAAGTTCGTTCACACCCATATAACGTTCTCGCGTATATTTCCCCGCCCGATATGTTGTGTAAGCAACATGGAGTGACATGAATCCAGTATCAACAAGATTCTTAGCAATATTCAAAGGCGAGGTTATAATCCTTGTTGTCTGTGCCAGAAACCTACTATAGCGTGTACGAAGTTCTAATGCCCCTGCTTTCATGAGTGCTACTTGGTTAATAATGTCTCCCACTCCTTGATATGCCTGTTCAATTCTGTTCATCAAGGAATCTATGTGATTCAAAGCACTCCACGGGTCTTTAGAAATCTTTATCGCCTTCAGTTTCGGCGTCAGTTTATCAAGCCGCTGATATACAAACAAACTGATTGTAAATGGATAATGGTGCGGCTGTTCCGAGGATCGATCTAATGTAAAATCAAGAAGAACACACTTGTATGCTTGTTCGTCGGCTAGATCATACACACGCAATTCCCGTTTCTCCCACCCGGCATTATCCTTATAGCGTATGATCGTATTACGAAATATATAGAATGCGCTTCGACCTGTATATCCGGTCCAGGATTCTAGCCTTGCCGCTTGGCTTGCTGTAAGGCTTACATCAGAGAAATCCCTAGCTACTCCCGCCGTTGTAAATGTGGGAAACGCATGGGCTGTACCAGAAATTCCCTTAATTGTAATCTGTATATTATCCGGTCCATAATCATCCACGAACGCATTCCCAAAAGTCTTCGTGATTGATACTCGTTGAGGTTCTTTGATCGTATAAGCCTGTGGGGGCAAAACTAATGTAAACGATTCTTTGATAAGCCCATCTTCACGACCCACGATCTCGAATAACCAGCTTCTTGCTATGGGGGGTTCGATAGGTCGTATACTAGGGAGTAACGGCATACTAATTCGCCTTTACCTTTGACTGACCCGCAGCCGTAATTTTCCACGGTTCTACAAACGGAGTCGGGGTTCCACTGATTGTACCAGTCATAGACACTGCCGCATTCTGATCATCCACCCGCATAACAAGCACTCCATCCGCTTTGACTTTAGCAGCGGTGGCACTGATTGAGGCCGTTCCAACAATCTGTACAGTTCCTGGATCATACCCAGTAGCGTTCGCCCCCACAAGGGTGAACTGCAATGGCGTCTTGTACATCCCGTTCCCTTCAGCTTTATTCTTTACAGACGGAGTAGACGTGATAGTCAGATTGCCAGTCCCTGGGGTTACAATACCTTGAGGAGTCAGAGTTAGACCTTGTACTGCAATCTCTTTTGTTGCCACTACTGAAGTACCTCCAGATTGCTATTGATCACAATTTTTCCAGTCTCCATCGAAATCTCATTTCCGTCCGTATCTGTCAGATTCACACCTGTAGAATCCAGCGTAATGATATTACCATGTTGGTCTTCAACTAGCAACTCACTGTCGGTCTCACTGATCTTAATATAGGTGCCACTGGGAGTCTCTACAATGATTCCACCGTCTTCCTCTATCTGTACTGTAGTTCCACTCTTGAATATACGTCTATATTCCAACGGCTTATCAGCTTCAAACAGCTTTTTTGTAAACTGTTTTGAGCCCGAGTTTACAGCATCTTTGATAAACTCGTTGAGCATATAGGGGAGAATCGTTCCGAGGATTGCTTTATGCCGCTGACCATAACTTGCAAACCCTACAACCACATAATCATCAAGAGCTGGAAGACACATCTCCCCGTATACTTCCCCGTCCACAAGACCGCCTTTAGTCAGGATAGAGACATTGGCAACTGTTGCTCCATCCAACGTCTCGACATCGCACGTCATACGGTCTGAGTATACTTGAGTCACCTTGGCAAGAAATGATGTATGTGCCTCTCCACCAGTAATGCTCTTTTTCACGAAATTAAGAGCACCCTGCCGAACCTGTATATCTTCTTTTTGTGCCCTCATCTGGTTCTGTTCCTCTTGAATATCCGATCCTTCAATTCGATTCTTCTTGTTTGATTGTATCCACGAGTCACAGTCAAATTTGATTGAAGTGGTCCCTGGTATGTCCATGTATGGGCAATACCTTCTACATAGAACGCACCATCGATCCCATAGACGGTGATTTTGTCACCAATCTTCGGATCATTGTTATTGTCATCTGGCACCATAAGGGTGATCGCCCCAGATAGAAATTCATCGTTGTGCTCGAACCATGCTTTAAGCGAGTCCGCTGCGTTCTGTCCCTCAGTCTCTACCTTCCCGCTTGTTACCTCAATGGCATTCTCGTCCACCTTTTCAACACGGGTATAAAACAACTCTGTAATCAATGGCTTGAACAGATACTTTCCAAGACGGTCTAAATCAACCCGCCATTGCCCGAGAAGTATCCGTGTAATATCGTTTAACTTAAAAGCCGCTTCTTTTACGTTATAGACACTATACACTTCATCCATGCTTCGAGCCAGGTCGAATCTAAGCAGATGGTCCTCATCAATATAGATTCCGTCTCCCATGTCATCAAAAGACGAAATACTCACGCCCCCTACAGTTCCATTGAATGGAGTCTCCCGGAAGATAAAAGAAGATTTAGCTCCAAGTTCAATAAGCGATCCATCAATAAATATCTTCCGTGGTCCATTGTCGATAAAAAATTCGTTGAACGGTTTCTGTATCAACTGCTCTGCTATTTGCCAGAACGACAATTGTTGTTCTGTGCCTGTGTACAATTCAAATGTCCTTGGAAGCACCGGTTGTTTTGAGCTAGTTAGTCCAGATGTAGTGTCCAGATAGTCCTCTAAGTAGGTAACAAAAT